AAGGAACAACAACATCACCTAGTTATGGGACAACTCTTAATTTTACGGGTTTATCTGGTTATAAATGGATTAGATTTATTGGTAATATTAAAGGAAATACAACTTCCACTCAGCAATTAAGAATGAGATTTAGTAATAATAATGGTTCTACTTGGAATTCTTCAACGAATCAATATTTTAATTCTGGTCTTATAACTACTGAAAGTGATGGTATTCAATATTTAAATAATACTGGTGATACCGCTTTCCTTTTAAGTTATGGCCTTAGCAGTTGGCGTGAAGTTGGCATGTCACATGATGGTGGATCACAATTTGATATATTAATACATCAAAAACCATATCCAACATATCATCTTGTTGCTGGGCCGTTTGGAAATAGCAATTGGACATCTATTACTAATGGACCAAGATGGTATATGACCAGCACAGGTAGTCATAATAGTAGTGGTACTCCAAATGCTTTCCAAATTTATGCTAGTTCACTTGGATTATTATCATATACAATATTAGGAGCACAATAATATGGCAAAAGAAATAACTATTGATATCCATAATGGTATAACAGAACAAGAAGTATCAGATGATTTATATCCAATACCCACACCCGAAGAAGAACTCACAAACGCATTAGGTCTTTTAAGGGAAAAAAGAAATCGAATATTAGCAGAATCAGATTGGACACAATCAAGAGACATTACTCTTGTGAATGATGTTGCTTGGCAAACATATAGACAAGAATTAAGAGATTTACCAGCAACAGTAACAACACTTGAAGATATTAATAATTTGGTTTGGCCGGTAAAACCAGAATAGGAAAATAAATGGCAACTACATCAAGAACAGAATTTACAGATTATTGCTTAAGAGCATTAGGTGAACCTGTTGTCGAGATCAATATTGATGATTCACAAGTTGAGGATCGTATTGATGAGGCCATTGAGTATTGGAGACAATATCACTATGATGGTATTGAAAGAATTTACTTAAAACAACAGATTACTGCATCACGAATTACAATTACTACAAATAATGGTGGTTCATTTAAGTTGGGTGCAACAATTACTGGTGCTACATCTGGTGCAACAGCACAATTAGCAAGAGAGGCAAAAGCACCACCAACTGAAGGTTGGATTGAATCAAGTGGAAATACACTGATTGTAAGAAATGTATTTGGTGATTTCCAAGATGGTGAAACTATATCTGATGGTACAACAACTGCAACACTTGCTGCATCTAATGCTGTAAGTAAGGGTGTGTATGATAACAAATATCTTGAGTTACCAGATTTAGTATATGGTGTACATCGAGTGATACCATTCTCAGGTGTGACATCATCAAAAAATTTATTTGATTTACAATATCAATTAAGATTAAATGATTTATATGATTTAACTTCTGTACAATTAATTTACTACAAACAAGTAATGAGTCACATTGCATTGCTTGATTTGGAATTAAATGGACATCCATTGTATCGATTTAATCGTATGCAAGGTAGACTATTTCTAGACATTAACTGGGAAACAGATTTAGTCTTAGGTGAGTATATTGTTGTTGAATGTTATCGAGCATTAGATCCTGTAACATGGACTAAAGTATGGAATGAACCATGGCTCAAACATTATGCAACTGCTCTAATTAAACGCCAATGGGCAACAAATATTAAGAAATTCTCTGGCATTTCATTACCAGGAGGTGTGACATTAGATGGTAATCAACTATATGATGAAGCACAAAATGAAATTGCTGCGTTAGAGGAGGAATTGGTTAATAAGGCTGCACCGTTAGAATTCTTTTTAGGATAATCAATGCCAAGAAGTGTATATTTTAGCCATGGCAATCGGTCAGAACATCTATTACATGAAGATATAATAGTAGAATCTATTGGTATCTATGGTCAAAATTTCTATTATATACCTAGAGAACTTGTAGCAAAAGACGAGATACTAGGTGAAGATAGATTATCACAGTTTAAAAAAGCATTTAGTATTGAAATGTACCTAGAAAATGCAGATGGGTTTGAAGGCCAAGGTGCATTTATACAACGATTCGGCGGAATGATGATGGAACAAAGTGCAACACTTACAGTTGCACGAAGAAGGTGGGAACAACTTGTTGGTCGTTTTGGTGTTACAACAATACCATCAAGACCAAATGAGGGTGACTTATTATATTTTCCATTGACTGATGGTTTGTTTGAAATTAAATTTGTACAACATCAAGACCCATTTTACCAAATTGGTAAACTTTTTGTGTATAAATTGGAAGTTGAATTATTCCAGTATGCATCAGAAAGAATTAGTACGGATGTGAAACAAATTGATGATTTCCAATCACTTAAATCTTTTGATACAAATGTTATAGAAAATGGTATTGTAAATTCAATTAAGGTTATTAATAGAGGTGATGATTATGACGTTGCTCCTATTATAAAAATTGGACCAGATTGGACATCTAACACAAGTGTATCCGCAAGGCAAGAATTATGTTATGATAATAGAAGATATATTGTAACAAAAGCTGGTACAACAAGTGGTGATGCTCCAGTACATACATCAGGGTTTATGCCTAATGGAACTGCTCAATTACAATATGTTGGTGTTAGGGCAACAGCAACCGGTGTAATTGGTGCAAATCAATCAAATAGACAACTTGTGAATATTACAATAACAAATTCTGGGTCTGGTTATACATCGGTTCCTACTGTTAATATTATTTCTCAAGATAATGGTTTTGGTGCATCAGCAGTTGCAACAATTCAAAATTTAGATAATCAAGATTCATTTGGTGATAATAATAAATTTAAAGAAGAGGCAGCAGGTATATTAAACTTTGATGAGGATAATCCATTTGGAGAAATTGCATCATATACTCCACCAAAAACATATGACAGTGCTGATTCAACAACACTGTCAGCAGATTCACTATCAATTACAGCGGATATAGAATAAAATGGCTAAACAAACAATTAATATCGGAACAGCAGCAAATGATGGTACTGGTGATCCATTAAGATCAGCATTTACCAAAGTTAATTCAAATTTTACTGAGTTGTATGAACATGATGCCAATAATGTATTACCTGGACAAACTGGTAATAGTGGCAAGTATCTTACAACTGATGGCACATCAACTAGTTGGGCTACGCTCGCAGTACCAAATCTTTCAGCACTTAATCAAAGTATAATACCTGATCAAGATGTACAATATGATTTAGGCAGTCCAACAAATAAATTTAGAGATTTATATCTAAGTGGTAATACTATTACACTTGGTACTCAAACTCTTTCAAGTACTTCATCTGGAGTTTCCTTAAGTGGTGATATTGAATATACAAATATAGTTAGAATACCAACCGGGATTACTAACTTTATTACAGGAGAAACTATCCCACTTAATCAATCATATAATGTTTCTGCTTCACTCCCAGATGGGAGCGGACCAATTGGGCCATTTTTAGGTAATTCATATGCATCCATTGTATATGCTTTTCCAATGCCAGCAACTCCTGCAACATTTACATTTACTTATGACAATAATAGATATTTGGAAACTATTACCATGACTTCTGCTGGGGGAAATATTGGTGGGATTGATGATTTTGAGGTAATATGGAACCCTGATCCAATATTACCAGTAACCCCTATATTAAATGTTAGTGAATGGTCAAATGTTGCCGGCCCAGCTGGACAAAGCCAAGAAATTTGGAATTCTGATGGAAAAACCTTATATTTTAACTTTAATAATGATGGTGTTTTAGAAACTGTTACAGGTAGTGGGTGGACTGGAGCAGATGTTGTCCCAGGATACTGGTGGGGTAGATTTGCTGCACTGCGACTACCAAACGGTAATATTGTTGATTATGTTATCATTCAAGAAGATTGTTTTGGTTTTCTATGGTTAAATGTAACCTATAATGACACTACAGAAACAATAAAACCTTTTAATGCTAGTACTACTTTACAATTGGTTCCAGTTCCAAAATCCAGTATAGGAAAAGCAGAAGATAAATTTGGTATGTATGCAATGGATACTAGTTATTTTTATACATGTATTAAAGATCATGACCCAAATAATATAAGTGAAAATATTTGGAAAAGAAGCCCTTGGTCAGGAGATACCTGGTAGTGCTTAACGGTAATACATCATATCACGGAGCATTAAGAAAAGTTGTTGTTGCCTTTGGTCGATTATTTTCTGATATTCGTATTCAAAGACAAGACAATACA